ATGACCCAGGGGGAGCGCCTGGCGCTCCCCTACCTCTTCGAGTTCTGGGCGCATGAGCACCAGTTGCCCCCCGAAGGACGCTGGCGGGCTTGGGTGATCCTGGGCGGACGCGGCGCGGGCAAGACCCGCGCGGGCGCCGAATGGGTGCGCAGCCAGGTGGAAGGCGCGCGGCCGCTGTCGCCCGGGCGGGCGAAGCGGCTGGCCCTGGTCGGCGAGACGTTCGATCAGGTGCGCGAAGTGATGATCTACGGCGATAGCGGCATCATGGCCTCATCGCCGCCCGATAGAAAACCGAAATGGGTTGCCTCGCGCCGCTGCCTCGTCTGGCCCAACGGGGCGGAGGCGATGTGTTTTTCCGCCTACGATCCGGAATCCCTGCGTGGGCCGCAGTTCGACGGCGCCTGGGTGGATGAACTCGCCAAATGGCCCAAGGCGCGCGAAACCTGGGACATGCTGCAATTCGGGCTGCGTCTCGGGGACGACCCGCGCGTCTGCGTGACGACGACGCCGCGCAATGTCGAGGTGCTCAAGGAACTTCTGGAGCTTCCGTCGACGGTGGTCACCCGCGCGCCGACAGAGGCCAACCGCGCGCATCTGGCGGCCTCTTTCCTCGAAGAGGTACGCACGCGCTATGCCGGCACCCGGCTGGGCCAGCAGGAACTGGACGGAATTCTCGTCGACCAGGTGGATGGTGCGCTGTGGGATCGCGAGACCCTCGAAAACTGCCGTGCCGGGCGGCTGCCGGAATTCACCCGTATCGTCGTGGCGGTCGATCCGCCGGCGGGCTCTGGCGCGGGTGCGGACGCCTGCGGCATCGTGGTGGCGGGCGTCGTGATGGACGGTCCGCCCAAGCAATGGCGCGCCGTGGTGCTGGAGGATGCGTCGGTGCAAGGCGTGTCGCCCACCGCATGGGCAGAGGCCGCGGCGGCTGCGTATCGCCGTTGGGAGGCCGACAAGGTGGTGGCCGAGGTCAATCAGGGCGGGGCGATGGTGGAAACCGTGCTGCGGCAGGTGGACCCGCTGTTGCCCGTCCGACAGGTGCACGCGACGCGGGGCAAGACCGCGCGGGCCGAGCCCGTGGCCGCCTTGTACGAACAGGGGCGCGTGTGTCACGTCGCGGGCCTCGACAAGCTTGAACGGCAGATGGCGCTGATGACCCAGAGCGGCTTTGCGGGGCCAGGCAGCCCCGACCGTGTCGACGCGCTGGTCTGGGCGCTGACCGACCTTGTGCTCGATCCGGCATCGAAATGGCAGTTGCCGAAAGTGCGTACGCTGGGGTGAAGCGGCATTAAGAGCGCCTGCCTAGAGTACTTTTCAACGGCGGAATGCACCGCCTCAGACTGAACCGAACCGATCCAGACCGGACTTGCCAGTTGGACGGGCGCGCGGACCGCGCGGGCCCGAACAAGAGCGGCATGCGCCGTGTTTGGCCCGGCAGCGCGGAACAGGAGCAAGAGACAATGGTGTTCGATTTCCTCTCACAGCGGAGGGTGGCGGCCGAGCCGGTTCAGGTTCCCGAAACCAAGGCGTCGGCCACCGGCCCGCTGGTCGCACATCTGACCAGTGGTCGGATCGCCTGGTCGCCGCGGGATTCCACGTCGCTGACACGGCAGGCCTTTACCGGCAATCCGGTGGGCTTTCGTGCCGTCAAGTTGATCGCCGAGGCCGCCGCCGCGCTGCCGCTGATCTTGCAGGACGACACGCAGCGCTACGCGCAGCACCCGATCCTGTCGCTGATCGCCGCGCCGAACCAGGCGCAGGGCCGCGCCGAACTGTTCGAGGCGCTTTACGGCCAGCTTCTGCTGTCGGGGGACGGTTACCTCGAGGCGGTGATCGGCGAGGCGAGCGGCAACCCCGTGGAACTGCATGTGCTGCGTTCGGACCGGATGAAGGTCGTTCCCGGCGCCGACGGCTGGCCGGTCGCGTTCGAATACAGCGTGGGCGGGCGAAAGCTGCGCTTCGATGCCTCCGGTCCGATCTCTCCGGTCTGTCATATCAAGGCCTTCCACCCGCAGGACGACCATTACGGATTGTCGCCGCTGCAGGCGGCTGCCCAGGCGGTAGACGTGCACAATTCGGCCTCGGCCTGGTCGAAAGGGCTTCTGGACAATGCAGCGCGGCCATCTGGCGCCATCGTCTGGCGTGGCACCGACGGCGTCGGCCATCTGAGCGCCGATCAGTACGACCGCCTTGTGAGCGAGATGGAGAGCCACCACCAAGGCGCACGCAATGCGGGCCGGCCGATGCTTCTCGAAGGGGGGCTCGACTGGAAACCGATGGGCTTCTCGCCCTCGGATATGGAATTCCAGAAGACCAAGGAAGCGGCCGCGCGCGAGATTGCCGTGGCTTTCGGGGTGCCGCCGATGCTGCTTGGGATACCCGGCGAGGCGACCTATGCCAATTATGCCGAGGCGCACCGGGCCTTTTATCGGCTGACGGTGCTGCCGTTGGCGTCACGCGTGGCAGGTGCCGTGGGCCGCTGGCTGGCGGACTGGACGGGCGAGGCGGGGACGCTGAAGCCCGATCTGGACCAGGTGCCGGCGCTGGCAACCGAGCGGGACGCGCAATGGAGCCGCGTGGCTGCGGCGGATTTCCTGACCACCGCCGAAAAGCGTCAGATCCTGGGTCTGCCTGCGCTCGAGCAGTCCGATGACTGACATGCGCCGGGTCGACAGCCAGTCGTTCCTGTGTGCGCCGGGTCTGCGGCTGGAGGCGCATGAACGGCTCAGTGCGCTGCAGATCGAGGCGCTGAACGCGCGGCTCGACCGGGTCGAGGCGCTGATGGAGCGGCTGGAGAAGCGGCTTTGGCTGACGGTCTACGGGGTCGTCGGCGTCGTGCTCGCTGAAATCGTTCGTGAACTGATGCAAGCGGTGCCCTGAGGGCGCCGGTAATTCGATTTTTCCGGCCCGCTGTCTTTCCAGGAAGGCGGTTCCCGGATCGGCCCATTGGCCAAATCCAACCGGTGTCGGGCGCGGCCCCACCAACAGTGAAAGGGACCGCTATGGATCTTGAGCACAAGTTCGTCCGGTTTGATACCGATGTCGCTGTGGCGAACGGCTTTCTGATCGAAGGCTACGCCTCTCTTTTCGGCGCGACCGACCAAGGTGGCGATATCGTGGCAAGGGGCGCCTATGGGCGCAGCCTCAAGGCGCTGGCTGCAGAGGGCCGTGCCGTGAAGATGCTTTGGCAGCACGACCCGGCGCAGCCCATCGGGATCTGGGAGGAGGTCCGTGAAGATGACCGCGGCCTCTACGTCAAGGGCCGCCTTCTGGATCGTGTCGAGCGGGGCCGCGAGGCCGCCGCACTGATCGAGGCGGGTGCCATCGACGGGCTGTCGATCGGTTACAGGACGGTGAAATCTACGAAGAATGACAAGGGCTTGCGAGTCCTTAACGAACTGGAGCTTTGGGAGGTCTCGCTGGTGACCTTCCCAATGCTGCCCAGTGCGCGAGTGGCCTCGAAGGGCGAAGATCCCGCCGATCCCCACTGGCGTGAACTGGCGCAAGTCCTCGAGGATGCGCGCCGCCACCTGGCGGGCGTCTGACGCGCGCCACTCATGAGGGAAGCCAGATCCATGAGCGCATCCGAGACCACGTCTCGGACTGGGGAAGATCTTTCCCCGGTCGCCCGGGTGAGTGCCGCGATGGCGGGACTGATCGGGGATTTCAAGGCCTTGCAGGCCGACCTTTCCGAAAAGCTTCAGAAACAGGAAGAGCGACTGACCATGCTTGATCAAAAGAGTGTCCGCGCGGCGCGCCCCGCGCTGTCCACTTCCGCGGCAGAGCTCGACGCCCCGCACCAGAAGGCGTTCGACGCCTATGTGCGAAGCGGCGACGACGCAGCGCTGCGCGGCCTGCAACTGGAAGGCAAAGGGATGTCCACCGCGTTGAATTCAGACGGAGGCTATCTCGTCGATCCGCAGACCGCGGAGACCATCAAGTCGACGCTGGCCTCCACCGCCTCCATCCGTGCGATCGCCAATGTCGTCAATGTCGAGGCGACATCGTTCGACGTGTTGATCGACCAGAACGACACCGGCGCGGGCTGGGCCGACGAGGCCTCGCCGACCGCCGAGACCGGCACACCGACGATCGACCGGATCTCGATCTCGCTTTACGAGCTGAACGCGATGCCGAAGATCAGCCAGCGGCTGCTTGACGACACGGCATTCGACGTCGAAACGTGGCTCGCGGGCCGCATCGGAGACAAGTTCGCGCGTGCCGAGGCAGAGGCGTTCGTCTCGGGCGACGGTGTAGACAAGCCGCGCGGCTTCCTGAGCCACACCGCAGTGGCGAACACGTCCTGGTCCTGGGGCAGCCTTGGCTTCACTGCCACGGGCGTCGCGGACGGTATTGGCGATGGCGATGCGTTGATCGACCTAGTCTATACCCTTGGCGCGCAATACCGCGCCAAAGGTACCTTTGTGCTCAATTCGCGCACAGCGGGCGCGTTGCGCAAGCTCAAGGACGCCGATGGCCGTCATCTCTGGTCAGACGGGTTTACCGCTGGTGAGCCCGCGCGCCTTCTGGGCTACCCGGTGCTGATCGCGGAGGACATGCCCGATATCGCCGCGAATGCCTTCCCGATTGCCTTCGGCGACTTTTCGGCGGGCTACACCATCGCCGAGCGCCCTGACCTGCGAATCCTGCGCGATCCATTCAGCGCCAAGCCGCACGTGCTTTTCTATGCCACGAAGCGGGTGGGTGGTGACGTCAGCGACTTTGCGGCGATCAAGCTGCTGCGCTGCGCGGCCTGAATCGCCTGAGACGGGCAGGCGGGCCTGAACGGTCCGTCTGTCCCGGGCGCGCGCGAATGCACGGTCACGCCGGCCAGCATCTCCCCTCCGCCAAGACGGCGTGAGCGGCGCGCGCCCACCACCTTATCCGCGCGACCCAGGCTTGGGAATTCGGAGTTTTGACATGATCTTGCTGGAAGAAAACCAGGTCGAGGATTCCGCCCTGCCGGTGGCAGAATTGCGTCGGCACCTGCGCCTGGGCACCGGTTTTGGCGATGACACTCTGCAGGACGGCGTACTGTCTTCTTTCCTGCATGCCGCGATGTCGGCGATTGAGGGGCGGCTGAGCAAGGCGCTGCTGATCCGCCGCTTTGTGCTGAAGGTGCATGCCTGGCGCACCGACAGCGCTCAACCCCTGCCGGTCGCGCCCGTGGTGCGTATAGACACGGTGGTGATGGTCGATGCCAGCGGCACCGCCGAGCCGTTGCCGCCAGACCGCTGGAGACTGGAGCAGAACGCCGTGGCGCCGGTCTTGCGCGCGACCAAGACGGTACTTCCGTCGATCCCTGCGCGCGGCCATGTCGAGATCCACTTCGATGCTGGCTATGGCAATGATTTCGCATCTATTCCGGCGGATCTGCGTCAGGCGGTGATGCTGCTGGCGGCGCATTACTACGAATACCGCGACGAGACCTCTTTGGGCCAGGGCTGCATGCCTTTCGGCGTCACCGCACTGATTCAGCGCTATGCGCCGATCCGCCTGGGGCTGAGTTCATGAGCACGCTCGGCCTCAACCGCGCACTGGTGCTGGAAGGACAGACGCGCACCGATGACGGCGCGGGCGGCTTTACTCGCGCCTGGACGACCCTGGGCACGCTATGGGGATCTGTGCGGGCGCGCACGGGCCGAATGACGCGCGAGGGCGAAGCGGGTTCGGTTTCGGTCTCGGCTTTTCAGGTGATCGTGCGTGGCGCGCCGGAAGGCACGCCGCAGCGGCCCAAGCCGGGCCAGCGCTTTCGCATGGGCACCCGGATTTTCACGATCCTCGCCGTCACCGAAGACGAGCCGGCGATCAAGTACCTGCTTTGCGAATGCCGCGAGGAGATCGCCACATGAGCTATTCAATTGCTGCCCCGCTGCAGGCTGCAGTCTACCAGGCGCTGGTGGCTGACGCGACGCTGCAGGCGCTGGTCGGTGGCAAGATTTTCGACGCGATGCCTTCCGGGGCGTTGCCGCCGATCTACGCCGCGCTTGGGCCGGAGACGGCGGAAGAGGCGGGCGATGCCGACAGCCGCGGCGCCTGGCACGAATTCACTGTTTCGGTGGTGACCGAGCTTTCCGGCTTTCATCAGGCCAAGGAGGCTGCCGCCGCGATCAGCGACGTGCTGGATGGCGCGGCTCTGACGCTGACCCGCGGGCGGCTGGTCGGTCTTTGGTTCCGCCGCGCCAAGGCCAGCCGCGAAACCGGCGGCCTGCGCCGCATCGATCTGACCTTCCGCGCCCGCGTGGAAGACGTCTGAACCTTCAACCGTCCGGGACCCGCCCGGCGCATCGGAACGGAGTGATACAATGGGTGCTCAAAACGGCAAGGACCTTCTGATCAAGGTCGATATCACCGGCTCGGGTCTGTTCGAAACACTTGCCGGGCTTCGGGCCACGCGCATCAGCTTCAACGCCGAGCAGGTGGACGTCACAACGCTTGAAAGCCAGGGTGGCTGGCGCGAATTGCTTGCCGGTTCCGGAGTGAAGTCGGCCAACATTTCGGGCTCGGGCGTTTTCAAGGATGCCGGGACAGACGAGCGCGCACGGCAGATCTTCTTCGATGGTGAAACACCGGCCTTCCAGGTGATCATCCCGGATTTCGGCATCGTCGAGGGTCCTTTCCTAGTAACCGCAATCGATTATGCCGGGGCCTACAACGGCGAGGCGACTTACGAGATCGCGATGGCATCGGCGGGTGCGCTGACGTTCACCGCGCAGCCGGTTTGACCATGGCCAATCCATGGCGGGGCGAAGTGGCGCTGGTCATCGACGGCCAGCGCCGCGTTATGCGGCTGACGCTGGGCGCGCTGGCCGAACTGGAGAGCAGTCTCAGAGACGACAGCCTCGTAGCTCTGGTCGAGCGCTTCGAGGCGGGCAGTGCCAGCACGCGTGACGTGTTGGCGCTGATCGTGGCGGGGCTGCGCGGAGGCGGCTGGCAGGGCGGGTCCAGGGACCTGCTTTCGGCCGAGATCGAGGGCGGGCCGCTGGCGGCGGCCCGCGCGGCGGCGGCGCTTCTGGCGCATGCCTTCGCGCTGCCGGAGGCGCAGTCCGATGGCGGGCTTTGACTGGCCCGCGCTGATGCGTGCCGGGATGCAGGGTCTGGGTCTGCGGCCCGTGGAATTCTGGGATCTGACACCTGCCGAGTTGCGGGTGATGCTGGGAGCGGACACCGGCGGCCCTGTGATGGGGCGCGACCGGCTGGATGAATTGATGGCGGCTTTCCCAGACAGGGAGAGCGACGGGAAAAGCGAAAGGGTCACGCAATGAGTGATTTCGACAGGTTCCGCGAACTGAGTGATGAGGTCGATGCGCTGGAGCGTTCGATGTCGGGCACGATCGGAATGGCGGCGCAGTTCGATGCAGAACTGAGGCGGATCAACCAGACATTTTCCACCACCGGTCGCAACGCGGCCAAATTGGAAACCTCGCTTAGCCATGGAGTGGCGCGGGCGATCGACGGCGTTGTACTGGATGGTACGAAGCTTTCGAACGCGCTGCGCTCGGTGGCCAACTCGATGATCGACGCGGCCTGGAAGGCCGCGGTCAGACCGGTGGTCACCAATATCGGCGGCGCGCTGGCTGGGGGGCTGGGGTCGCTTTTCGGTGGCAATGCCTTTGCCAATGGAGGCGGTTTTGCCTCGGGCCGGGTGACTCCCTTTGCCTCAGGTGGAATCGTGAGCGGACCGACCGCTTTCCCGATGCGCGGCGGAATGGGCCTGATGGGCGAAGCA